TTTACACTCTTATATGCTTTCTGAAAGAACGGAAGCAATATCTTACATTCCTCTTTGGTCATACAGACCGTTATCTCATATGGAGATGAATACGATTTTCTTGTGCCATCTATGTGACTCATTTCTACTCGGTTATTGGTTCATCAATCGGCATCCAGTGGGTTATACCCTTATCTTCAACCCAACCATTGGAGAGCCTCCACATGCCTTCGTTATATCCTTTATCTCTCCGAAGCCATCCTATGACATAATGCCGGATGGAGTTCTTATCATAAAGAAGAACTTCCTTGTTAGGCTCTGGCAACCGTTCCTTAACACTTATCCAAGGAGATTGCTTTGACTGCCACTCTGCACCAGAAATAAAGTCAACAATGCAGTATGGTTCACAATGAAGCTGCCTGTTTCTGCAATCATTGGAATATTTTTTTGCCGCTTCTTCTACTGTCTGTTTCATATCCTATCCTTTGAAATTTCTCATGTATTCGCAATCCTCATCACATACACCTTTCTTTGCACAGTGAGGGATATTAGTTCTCCGCTCATATTCAAAATTATAACATAGGTTTCTGTATTCTTTCCTTCTTTCCATAGGACCAAGTGTTCTTGCTGAACTCCATGATTCATAGTCATTGCTAGACGCCTCTTTAAGAACGCATCCATCATCGTTATATAGCTTTCTAACTTCATTCATAATTATATTGATTTACACTAATTCAATTATAGCCTTCTTTAAATTAACAAATAAAGGTATTGCTGACATGCCCCCATTGTAATCCAACTGTCTTAAAGAGGGGACAACCTCTCCGTCATCATCAATCTCATAATCTGCAATATAGGCTAACTTCTTCGCTTCGGGAACCAATATCCTTTCATTGTTCCAAAAAGTATATCTTTCATGAGCCATGACCGTTATACAGACCTTGCTTCCAACAGGAAATCCTTGGTTGGATTCAATGTATTCCTTTTCCAACTGAATTTTCTGATTTTTCAATTCCCTTATTTTTGAATCAATATCATTTTTCTTTGTCTGAAATTCTTCTTTGTTCATTTTTATTCGGTTATGAGCCATTTGCCGACACCGGCAAATGGCAGATTATTATTTTCTCCAAAAACTGTCTCCGGAGATTGACCGGGCCGTATCATCCGCAGTAAGCCGGATATACCGGAAGAAGTTCTGCTCAGACCTGTGCCCTGTCAGTCTCATGATCTCCAATGTCTTCATCCGTCCTGTAAGGTACATGTTCGTGGCCGCGCTTCTTCTTGCCGTATGGCTGCTGACCAGTTCCCATTTCTCCCGGGTCTCCGTGACCAGCCTTCCTCCCTTCGTGTAGGAGAAAGTGATCCTGTCGGTAAGCCCTATCTCCCTCATGATGACCTTCAGATACTTGTTGAAATACTGTATGCACAGTCCTCCGGGTATGTTCCCGTCATATTTCTCGAATATCTCCCTTACATAATCATGAGCCGGGACCTTGACGTCCACATTGGTCTTCTTTGTCCTTTTTATGATGTATCCATCTCTCAAATTGTCTTTTGTCAATGTCGAATAATCGGAATATCTCAGAGCGGTCAGACAGCCTATGACGAACAGGTCACGTATCCGCTCCCTGGCCTTTCTTCTGTCCTGCCTCTCAAACTTGTAATAGTAGATCCTTGCGATCTCGTTCATCGAGAGGAAAACGGCATTTACCGGCTCCTCACGCAAATCTGTTCCGTCATAGGTGGCGTCTACGGCGTAATTGTACTGCGATGCCTTTCTGACGAGCGACTGTATCTTCTGGACATAGCCCGCTATGGTGTTGTGACGCAGCCCCCGGCTCTCAAGATAGACAATGAAGTCGTCCAGAAACTCCTCCGTCACGGAATTGGTGAAGATGTCACAGTCGAATTCGGTGGAAAACCTGTCTATGTGCCGGAGGACCGCATCATAAACCGCGGCATAATGTCCGGACCTGCGTTTTCCCCTTCTCTCAAGCATATCCCTTGCAAAGTCCGTGAAGTACACCCCCTCAAGCGGCCTGTCCTGCCGGAAATGGTTGATATAGTCCCGCCTGGGTTTTCCGGACCGTGCGGGAACCGTCACCTGCAGTGCTGCTAGACACCTCCCGTCCCGCATCCGGCCAGCCTTGCAATGATCGGGCGGAACTTTTCCTTTCTCAATCTCACATCATAATACGCGGTTGTCGCCCTGCATCTGGATATCTTCAGGAAGGAGGCTATCTCACGGAACAGATACCCTTCCTCATACGCCATATAGCAGAACAGCATCCTTGAATCGGATATGTTCCTGGATATCATCCGGGACAGGATCATTTCCTGCGAGACGCCCATCATTCCGGAGATCTCGTCCAGCATAAGCTGCATCGGTTTCTTTTTCTTGTTGTCTTTTCTCAGGTTCATAAGATTGTTTTTTAAAGGTTCTTAAATCTGTTTTAAAAGCACCGGCTCCTTATGCGGTGCCAGATGGTTCTTTTCCTGAAACTCTGCGGACGGAACGCCCTGTCACGCTTATGCCAGCCCTCCCGGCACCGGAGTCTTGATTCATCCAGTATATCCTCCATCGCGGATTTGAGACTCTCCAATTTTTCCACGGAGAGCAGCAGGTACTCATTCATTCCGTCCTTTTCCATACATCGCGAGATTTGGGGATTCGGGATCATAGGGCTCCACGGTGGTAAGGGTAACGGAGGATACGACCACGCGTCCGCTCCCTTTGCAGGCGGGACAGGTCATGGTACTTACGGTGTCCGTCAGCTCGTCCAGGTTCTCAAGAAAGCCCTGGCCGCAGCATGTGCGGCACAGGACTACATGGGGATGGTCAAACTTCCTTCTTATCATCACCGGGAAATTCAGGTTTCACATCAGCAGTGTAGGGATAGACATCCATAATGGCGGTCTCGGCCACCGAGCCGATGACATAGTCCGCCAGCGTGCCCTTCATCTCCTCGTCCAGCTTCTTTACGGCATCGCGAAGGTCGGAAGCCTGTACCAGTACGGTAGTGGGGGTCTTTTTCTCCGCTCCGCTCTTTTCGTCCAGCGTGATGAAGAACAGCTTACACTTGAACCAGCGGTCGGCCGCATCTTCCTCAGACGGGAACAGTTCGCTGTAACCGGCGCGTTTGACGCCCGAAACAGTAAATTCACCGTTGATATACGGGTTCATTTCTTCAATAATACGGGCTTCCGCTTCCGTGAAGCTGAGCGCGTCGACCAGATAGGCTTCCGTTACTTTCCTGTTCATGCCGTTCTCCGCCACCTTCTCGTAGCGGATGGAACATTCAAACCAATTGTGCATCATAATTTACATCTTGTTAAATGAGGGTTCTATTCTTTTCCATTGATTGTTTCCGTCCTTTTCCTCGAAGTAGAAGCGGATCACCGTGCCTTCCACCACGTTGCTCTCACGGAAGAGCTGCATGATTTCCGAATATTCGGGGTCGTTGAAGTCATCCTCGAGCTCGTACAGGCGGGAGATGGACTTGTAGTCAAGATCCCCGGCCTCGTTGCGCTGGAGCAGCGACATGGCCAGCTTGTACATGGGGTTGCGCCCGTCATCGCCCTTCTTGCCGATCCATGCGTTCAGGTAGTCCACAAGGCGCTTCTCCGCCACGTCGGCCCTCTCGTCGAAGCCCTTGACCCGGTTCCCCTTGACGGAGACCTTGAAGGTGTCGTTCTTCACCTCGAACCCGAGCTGCTCGTCACGTTTCAGACCGCCGTACTCCTTCAGCTGGTCATAGTAGGCGGTGGCCTCCTTACGGAGCCATTCCTTGAACTCCTGGCCGTCCTTGATATACTTGCGGAGCTTCCTCTCCACAGAGGCGAGGAATCTGGCACGCAGCTTCTGGTAGTTCTTCTTTCGATCCCCGTCCTTTCTTTTCTTTTCGGCCTGCAGCTTGCTTAGCAGGGCCTCACGTTCCTTTTCAGATAAATTCTTGATATCCATATCTGTTCTTATTTATTAGTGAATAAATTCCTGAATAAATCAGGGTCGATTATCTCCTCGTTGCAGTCAACGTTCTGTTCTATGGCTGTCTGGCATTCCCAGCAGAGATGGTTCACGGTCATGTGGTTGTTGTATTCACAGAACACCTTCCCGCACAGCCCGCACCGGGCGAACATCGGCTGCACGGTGTCCGCATCCTCCCGGCAGATGTCCAGCCCTTTGGCGTGGCAATCGGCACACATGTCAGCACATTCCTTTTCGAATTTCGTCTTTTCCATTATTGTTATTGTTTTCATTGTTGTCATCTTCTTCATATTCCAATACCAGCATTGCCAACAGCCCCATCAAAGCAAACGCCCTTTTTACAGTTTCGTCTTCGATGATCACAGCCAGGATAGCTAACAAGATCACTACCTTGTGTAACAGGTTAAAGATTCTTCTCATATCTCCTCCTTCTGTCTTATGGACCACATCTGTTTCAGTGTGGCCTTCAGCTCCTCCAGGTTCTGGCGACTGATATCTTTTTTAATACTCCCCCGTTTTTTCATGAAAGCGGAAATTTTCGCTATGTTCATCTGTCTCTCCGCTGGGTCACAACTGTCATATTCCTTGTTCAATATGCCGATATTCATTGCCAGTCCATAAATAGTTTTCACGGTTTCTTTCTGACGCTTCTGACGTTCCAGGTCCACACCGTCGGGATCGAGAAGCCTGCCAATCAGTTCTGTCGCCTCCTGCCTGTACAGGTATTTAGAAGAGTCTGTACGTCCGTTGCTGGCATCATAGATCATCGCCCGGTATGTTTCCTCGTCCTGCCCGAGCTGCCGTCTGAGGCGGTGTATGCACCGCTTCTGGGCATTTGTCGCGGGTAATTCAATTGTCTTGTTCATTGCTATTGCTGTTAAATGGTTCGTCACTGTTCCTGAGCCAGCATCTCTCATAACCCTCCTTCCAGACCACATAGAATCCTTTCGGACCGGGAACACCACGGCTCATGTACCGGGCGCAGAACCCGTTCACCTCTATGCGGGAGAAGCAGTCCCTCTTGACTCTGTAGGCCACCGTTCCCTGCACCTCCTTCCCCTCCACATGGGAGATGTATACGAATATCTTCTTCCTGTATTTCTTCCTGAGCTCGACCAGCTGTTTGGCGGTGACGTCCATCTCGCCTTCAAGACTCTGCAGGGAGTCGATGATGACCACGTCCGGGGATCTCTGTTTTCCGAGGAATTCGTCAAACTCATCGAAAGTGGGGACCTCGTCCCAGAACAGCATCCCGCTCCTTGACGAATTCATGAATCCGAGCAGGGAGTCCCTGAAATCGGACTCGACACCCATCTCAAGGGAAATGAACAGCACCTTGTAGCCGATACGGTCAAACTCCCTGGCCAACTGGAAGGTGAAGGAGGTCTTTCCCTGTCCGGACTTGCCGTATACGATCCACGCCCCGGATTTCTGCCTCTTTCCAAAGGCATCCATGAAATCCTTGGAAAAGGGGATGTATTCGTATTTTTTGTTCAATATGTTGTCAAACGACAATGACCTGATCATAAGCCGGCTCCTCCGTTGCTGATTTCCTGTCTGATTACCACATTGTCTATCATTCCCGAAAGCTCGCGCAGGTCATCGGCGAACAATACCTGGCGGGGATCGTCCTCACGCGGCTGCTTCTTGACCTTGGGAAGTTTCCCCCATATCTCTTCCGCCGTCTCCCTGTCCTGCACGCCGTTGGCCATACAGATGGCGATGACATCCTTTTTGGTAGCGCCCAGAAGGGTGATGTAATTGCGGCCGAAACGCCCGTCTATCTCGTCATATCCTTCGATACGTCCCACATACCGCCTGATATTGCGCTCCAGAGTCTCCGTGCCGGCCACCAGACACCCCATGCGTCCCAGCGTGTCATCATACAGGGGAATAAGCGTGCACATGGCCGAATGCGTGAGCTTGCCGGCATCATCGATCAGCAGGACGGGCTTATAGGAGGACAGGGAATTCATGTGCGCGATGCACAGGTCCAGCAGGCTGTCATTATCCATATAGCGCGTCACATTCTCTCCCATGGCCTGCGCCAGTTTGGTAAGGAACTTGCGGCTGCTCCATTTGCGGCACTTGATATATACAACCCCCTTGTCACCGCACAGATTGTACAGGTCAATCAGAGACTGGGTCTTTCCGCTTCCGCTGCGGCTGCTGATACATACCCATTTGCTCTTTCCCCTGGCAACCTCGAACGCCCGCTTCACCTGCCGGTAAGAGGTTACGGTATCAACCACATTGCGGGAATTCTCATAGAAATAAAGGCCTGTGGCGATCCTGACCGCCAGGTTGTCGTCATTCGCGCCGTACTTGCCGGAACGGAACTGGGACATCGCCGCATCGGACACGCCGCAGCGACGGGCCAGTTCTGAAGGTTTTGAACCACGTTCTATCAAATTCTCTATGTACTGTTTCAATGCTTCCTTATCCATAATTATGCTGTTTTTAAAGTGTTATTAAATCATCTTGAAAAATTCATGTCGGCGTCGTCCCATTCGTAATCGTCATCCACAAGAGGGGACGGAACCCTGAGAGGTCCGGGCGCAATCTCTTCAAAATCCACGTCCTCCACCGTCTGGCCGCGCGCCTCGTACTTACGGTCCTTGTGCCGTCCCCGGCTGTCGGTGAGCAGGGCGCGGTCCAGCAGGCTGTTGCTCTTGAGAAGCGGGTTCCGCTCCTGCATGGCGGTTATCACCTCGTCCACCTGCTCCTGTCTGGCCACATACCGCCGCTCGAACTGCCGGTTGAACTCGTCCACCTTCCTGCGGTGCTCGAAATGTTCGGGTTTCTGGTCGATCAGGGCCATCGGTGTCTTCATGTCACGCTGCATGAGGAACTTCAGATCCCCCGTTTCCTTTGCCAGCCGGTGCCCTTTGGTGGATTCGGCATTGACGATGAGCACCTGCGACAGATCGTCGGGATCGTAGTGCACGGACCAGTCCTCGTGGAAATGGTTGCGCAGCTCCATGTCGAAACTCTCGTAATTGATCCTCTCCCCGAAGAGCTCGATCAGCAGGCCCTTGCCGGTGAGCCGGTTGGTGCGCCCCGTCGTGTCGCCCATAAGAAACAGGTATTCCTCGTCGCAGAACGGCATCCGGCGTTCCATGGGGGTGCGTTCCCATGCGGCCATGTACGCTTCCAGCTTCTTGGCCCGCTCCCTTTGCATGATGCCGTGTATCTGCGCCAGCACGCCCTCCTCGTCGGGGATCAGGTGGCGGTTCTTGTTCAGGATCTCTATATTGGGCTGGGAGCCGCGCCTGCTGTTGATGTTCACACCGCTCCAGTTCTTCTCCAGCTGGTAGTACGTCTTGTTCAGATAATTGAAGTACGGCTCGATGATCTTGGCCTTGGCGTTGTGGAGCGCGGCGGGAATGTAGTGCACCGTCATCGCCTCATAGAACGGAACCATTACCCCCTTCTGGTAGTTGTCACTCTGCAGCTGCAACGGCTTGTACCGTGCACCGAACAGTTCCCGGGCGTGCCTGATGGCGTTGCGCAGCGCCTCGCGTATCAGCGCCGGGCTCTCATGGTCGCCGACGGCGTATCCTATCGGGTACTTGCCGCAGGCGTCCAGCACCACCACGATGGTCTTGCGGTTGTGGTAGGTGGTCTTCTTGTAAGTCCTTGTCTCGCCGTCCACCTTTTTGTCCATCGGCTGCCTCTTCTGGTAGACCAGTTCCACGTCCCATCCGTCCAGTGTCCAGTAGGTCATGGCGGTCTTCGGAGCCTCACGCTTGTGCTGCATCTCAAGGGAGTTCCTCAGGACAGTGGTTCCGCGCTGGTGCCCCAGGGTGGTGGATTCCATCATCTTCCGGTACCTGTCCACCGTGACAGGGCTCTTGATTTCCGGTTTCCCCAATATGGAGGCTATCTTGTTGTACTGTTCCATTATCTGTGCGTTGTTCAAATTCATGTGCTGGGAAAGCAGCTTGTGCATGATCGCCTCGTCCTCCTCGTCCCTAATCAGGGCGGCGGACGTGTTGCCCTTGTTCTTATGCACCAAAGCGATGAAGCCTTCCGACTCATACTGGTCCACTTTACGTTTGAGCGTCTTTCCCGTCGAAGGAAGTTTGTGGGGATAGCGGGTGTTGCCTTTGCTGTCCCGCACCTTCAGCAGGTCGTTCACCATCTCACTCAGCCTGTCCCATACGTTGAAACGGGAGCCGCCACGTCCGAAACCGCATTCCGCATTGCTGTCACGCAGCCGGATGACTGCATCCAGGACACGTGCCTGGAGCGTATAGAGCGTGACCTTCTCCGGTCTGAGCGGCTTTCCCGCACCGTCCCTGTAGGTGGTGAAGAAGGAGTAGGCGGCTTCATTGTACCCTACCGCCCTCTCAAGCGGGCTGGTGGCGGCACGTTCGACATCCTCATGGGGATCACCATAATATTTGATGTATAATTGCTGTATGTATACTTCCAGCGAGTCGAACTCCACCAAAGCGGGGCGTCTGAGACTGGCACGCTCGGCAACAACAATCTGCTTTCTGTTCACCTTCGTGTTATATGTTCCTAACGGGAGGAAGCCCTTCTCGGAGCCCACCTTGCGTTTCGGATCATACATGATCAGCTCGTTGGCGTAGATACATACCTTGTCATTATAGATTACAGCCATATCAACCGTTTATTGTTTAACCTTGTGCGGTTTCCGGCGTCGGACCGGAAACGAGGGCCGCCTTCCGGCTCCCTGACCGCGTGTCCTATTTTTCCTCCCTGTAATACCTTTGTCCAATAAGGGAAAGGCAACATACGACTGCAAGGACCGAGGCGGCGAGATTCTCGTTGAAAGTGGGACGGAGGTTGTCCGCCAGTCTGAGCACTACCACAAGGCCGATGACTGCGGCCGCTATATGGATTATTCTGAATGTTTTCATTGCTTTCGGTTTTTAATTAAGGGCGCATCCGGATAAAGATAAAGTGTCGAATTTTAAAATTATTGCCGGATTGGACACGCCCTTCAGGGTTTATTGTTATTTTTGCTATGTCGAATTTTAAAAATTATTAGTCATGAATGATGAATCTATTGACACCTATCAGGTAACTGTTTCTTGCAGGGCTACTAATGAGGCTGCTATTAAAAGAGTGTTTAAAATATTATCCGGTTTTGGAGAAGCATGGAAGCCCGGTCTTCTGTTTATGACATCCAGCCTTTCGGACAAAAACAAGACTTCTCCATACAAACTAGGGGAGATAGCCTTCTTCCTGGATAATAACCCTCTACTGATCCATACTTTTACGCTGGCTGTCAACATTGTCAGTCAATATATCCAGTCTTCTGTTTCGGAATGTGTTCTCGATCTTCACGAGACTGGGGTAGTGAATACATAAGGGTCTTGCAGGACGCGCTCCGTCCACTGTCGGCGTGATAGGGAAAGCCAGACGGGCGATTTCGGCTGAATATACATAAATACTGTTCTCGTCACGGGAACCTTCCTTGGAGGTTTCCGCTGCCAGCTTGTGCGCCAGCTCCTCTATCTGTATCGCAATCTTGCGCACTTCGTCAAATTGAATATCAAATTTCATGGTGTGTTAATTTTAATTGTTAATAATTCTATTCCTCTTCATCATCTTCTTCGATATGCCGTGATATCTGGTTGAACCGTGCTATCGGAATGCCGAAGATTCTTACTACGAAAAAATGTCCGGGCTCTACATTCTGGAACACTTCATCAATCTCAATCAGTGTTCTTATAGCTTTTTTCTTTTTCATCGTTTATAGATTAATAAGTGTGTTGATTTTGAACTGGTTTATTTTTCGATTTCCTTGACCAGACGCTTCGCTCCGGCTATGTCCCATATCTTGTCGACCATTTCCGCGACTTTCATGTCGGTTGTCGGTCCTATCTTCACCATCACCGCCCCTTCGGCGTCCTGGTCCTTGGGAATGATGATCGGGCAGAGCATCCCGTATTCACGCCAGATCGTTATCACGATCCTCAGGTATTCAAGGTTGATACCCATCGTATAAGTAATCATCCCTGTTCCTCCCATTCTATCAGCAGTTGCCTGTACACCGGAACAGGTTCGGGATATATGATGCCTTTGTTCTTGTGGGAGATAGCCAGCTTCGTCAGTCTGTCGGCTATACGGCGGCTCATTGTGTTGCCGGAATACACCTTGCATACATGGGAGTAGGTGACTTTCATGTTGGTGGCGACCGTTTTCAGATCATTCCGGTTGAGATAACGGCACACAGCCTGTTTCCATTCGATGAAGTCCGGACGGAACTTGGGTGCGGGAAGCGTCGGACGCTGTGCCGGGCAGACGGAGTAAGCACCGGTGCGGCGGATAGAAGGGAGAACCTCGTTAGTCACCCATTTGCGGAAGGCTTTTGCTTCGGGCTTGCGGGATATAAAAATCAAATGATATAAACCGGATTCATTGACTGCCTTAACTCGCTGATTTCCACCTAGGGTGTAACTAATAGTTACATCATGTTTTTCATCCATATCAAGCGACTGTATCGCCTTTCTTGGATTTTTCAGATTCAAAATATCACAGATATCTTGAGCTACAAACCATGTTTCATTTCTTTCTGTAGTAGCGCGAATCTTTGCACCAATTTCCGAATTGTTGAAGATTTGCAGACCTGTTGTCTGCTGGTTGTTGTTCAGTGTTTCCATAATAATACATTATTAATTAGTACGTTCCGCTTTCACATTACCCTTGTTATCGAGGATTTTGACTGTTTCATGCTTGACGATTTCGTCAACATTGTACAGCTTACTGTCGTTCCGTTTCTTGGCGGCTTCCCAGATTGCCGGAGCTTTACCACCCTTTTTCTGACCGGACAATACCTGTCCGACATAGGCCATTGTCACTTTAAAGGCGATAGCAAGTTCCTTCTTGCCTTGTGCGCCTAACTTAATTACTTGTCCCATATTCAATATTTATTGGATTAAAATTGCTATATTTGGCGCGGTTTATATTAAACCTGATGCAAATATAAAGCAATGCAATATTTAAATCAAGAAAAAGGTGAATAATTTATTGCATTGCAATCTATTTAGAATGAAATATAAATAACAAAGCAATGGAAGTATCTGTTAAAGAAAGACTTAAACTGTTTTTAAAAAAAGAAGGTATAAAAGATGTTGATTTCTGTAGAATAATAGGAGTATCTACAGGCTTTATTTCGGGCATGAGGGTATCTATTCAACCTGACAAATTAAAAAGCATTGCAATAAATTTCCCCAAATTAGATATTGGTTGGCTTCTTACTGGCGAAGGCTCTATGTTAAAAAATGAAATAAAAAGTACAGCTTCACCTAATACAATGGATACTGCTTATATATATAATATGTATGAGGATTACAAAAAGCTACAGGCTGAAATCATCGCGGAAAAAGAGAGAAGAATAAAAGAATTAGAAACTAAACTTGCTAAACTAGAACAGCAAGAATCCCCAACAACAAACTCCGACTCCCATGCAGAAACTGTCCAAAAAAAGCGGAGCTCATCGCGTATATCAGGCTCTTCTGTACAACCCGATGCCCCGACCATAAAATAAAGATAATAATTGAGTGAAGATACAATTACAAAAAAATGCCCCGAACTTAAAAAGAACGAGGCGTAAAATTTTAAATGTCATTCATTTATAGGTACATAAAATGTAGTTTTTGATGGAGTATAGATACCACAAGTTATAACCTCCAAAAAACCGTTTAAAAAAGTATGGTGATTTTTGATTGCATACTTTTGACGATCTCCAACATATTGCTTAATATCCTTTTTGTTTGATGCTGGTGATATAAGTCCGAAAAGAAAATGATTGTTTGTCTTTGAGTTGAAAACTCTCTTTGGTTCATCAACCTCCATGCCACCTACATACAATTGAGAGCTATAACATGAAGACAACGATAAAGATAATGTACTAGCTAGTACTAAAAGCATTACTTTTTTCATGATTTTGTTTTATAAGATTGTTGTTTTATTATTTCATGCAAATAAAATGATAATATTTTAAAACAGCAAAAAAATATTATACAGAAAATGCCTTAAATAACTCGATCCTTTAAAACATCGCACCGTAGTTTGAACAAAAATTCAACGAGTTCCTTATCTTCATCGCCTTCGACAGCAATTAATTTATCAATAAACCCGTCGATTTGTTCAGCCGTTTTTTGTTTTCCGAAAGTCCTGATCATTTTCGACAAAACATCAGTTCTTTCTTTCCAATTCAATTTTACATCATTTATATCCATAACTTACATTTAAAAACTCCCGGAGAAATCCGGGAGCACGCGAACAACAATCTTATTACCTTAAAAAATAGACTAAAGCCTATATCCTGACACTTATATAACGAATTGGCTAGATTCGCTGTTTTAAAGTGCCCCAGTAATGAAACCGGGAGCACTTCGACGCGTCTATTTCACACACCAACACATAATTTGCAGCTTGAATCTATGCAAATATAAGCATTTTGCATATAAACTACTAATAATCAGTATATTAAATAAAACACGCTATAATTCTATATGTATTAAAGGGGTAAACTCACATTATTTTCCTGTAATCTCGATATATTTTTATGTATTATATATCAAAACTCAATAAAAAAAAACGGGCAATTTGAATGCCCATTGAATGTCCATCTAGAACATTTTGTTTTTTACGGTGAATGTCCATTGAATGCCCATTTGAATGCCCATACTGATTTTTAACAGTTTTATTAACATTTCGAGTTGAATATATGGAGAGTGTGAAACGCTACATCCTATGGACGGTTTTTGTTATTTAAAACCGCTTTACAGGCTATTCTAGGGCATTTTAAGGGTAAATGAGTGGTAATGCTCCAATAGAGGCTTTATTGGGTTCTTATAAGGGGTGGAATGTCACCCAAATGCAACATAATGTCACTTTTTGTTTTTAATAGGAGGATTCGCCCGAATCTTCTAAAAAGCCGATGGATAGGGCGTTTCAGCGCATCCGCTCGTTAATGCTTCGTGATACTTTTTATTCTGTGCCCCCTACATAGCAATCCTGTGCATGTACACAGGACCGCAATTTTCTGAAAATTACTCTTCATGAAATTACGAATACAATTTAAAAAGATTAATAATTGAGTTTGAGTAAATAAAAGATCCGGCTTGCATTCAA